AGTTCATTATCCGTGATAATATTCAGGCTGGCGATTGGGACTTCGATATGCTTTCCGCTGAGTTTGCAGAGTTTGATCTGAGCGAGATGGGAATGGATATGCCAGAGATAGAGGAAACAACAAAGACATACGATAAATTTGAAAAAGGATCTCTTAACGAACGCTTTATAGTGCCTCCTTTTTCTGTTTTAGATAGAAGGCAAAAATATTGGGCTGATAGAAAAAACGCATGGCTTAGTATGGGCATAAAGTCAGAAATTGGCAGAGAAACATCTAAATATGGATCAACATCATCTTCAAAACAACTTATGAAAGCAGGTGGCGGTTTTAGTGATAGATTAGCTAACGCCAAAACATCAATTTTTGATCCAGTGCTGTGCGAAATAGCATACAGGTGGTTTACTTCTGCTGAAGCCAATATTTTAGATCCATTCGCTGGCGGGAGCGTTAGAGGTATAGTTGCATCTATACTTGGGCATAATTATACAGGAATAGACCTTTCATGTGATCAAATAACAGCAAACAAGATAAATGCAAAAGAGGTTGGATGTGCTATGCCAAACTGGATAGTGGGCGATAGCATGGTTGAGCTTGATAATATAAAAAATGGATCATACGATTTAGTTTTTACGTGCCCACCTTATTTTGATTTAGAGGTTTACTCTGACGATAAAGCAGACATATCAAACATGGACTTTGATGCTTTTACCATAACTTATAAAAAAATCATAGAAAAAGCGTGTGACAAACTAAAACAAAACACGTTTGCCATTGTTGTGATATCGGATGTTCGTGATAAAAATGGGTTTTATCAAAATATTCCGCACCTAACAACTATTGCTGCGCAAAACGCAGGAATGCGCCTATATAACGAGTGTATTATAGTTGATCCAATTGGCACCAAGGCAATATCTGCTACTAAGGCTATGCAGGCAAGCAGAAAAATGCAAAGATTACACCAGATTATGTTAATATATTACAAAGGCGACACAAGTAAAATAAGGCTTTTAGGTGATGTTGAGTGTGGCGATGGCGAAGATGTGTGATGAGACAATATCCGGATAAGGAGCACCGAATGATTAGAACAGCTGAATGTGTAATAATGGAGGCGATGAGTGAAGACAAGCAAGCTTAAGTTCAATCCCAATAATCCTCGCAAATGTAGCAAAGACAAGCTGGAAAAACTTATGCGCTCAATCGAATCACTTCCTGAGATGATGAAGTTACGCCCAATAGTTTACGATCCCGAGACCATGCACGTATTAGGTGGCAACCAGCGGCTCGCAGCCATTAGAAAGCTCGGCATGAAGGAAATACCTGATGAATGGGCTATCGCTGCTACCGATCTCACCCCTGAACAGCAAAAGGAATTTGTTCTGCGAGATAATGTGCAGCTCGGGGAGTGGGACTTTGAGGTGCTGTCTGCTGAGTTTGACGAATTTGATCTTGAAGAGATGGGAATGGATATGCCGGATATAGAGGAAACTGTACCAGATACAGAAAAAGATGATGATAATCCATACACAAAGCTTGTGGCCACTCCGATATATGAAATCACAGGCGAAAAGCCTGCCATATCTGATTTATACGATACCGACAAATACAAATCCCTCATTAGCGAAATAGAAAAAGCCAATATCCCACAAGCAGAAAAGGACTTTTTATCCATTGCAGCTCAAAGGCATATTGTTTTTAGATACGACAAAATAGCAGAATTCTATGCGCACTCCACACCAGAAACACAGCAACTAATGGAAAACTCAGCTCTTGTAATTATTGACTTCCAAAAAGCAATAGAGCTTGGCTATGTGAAGCTTGCCAAAGACATCGCTGCACAATATGGGGAAACATATCCAGATGAAGATGCCCGATAACTTTGCTATATTCATATTGACGCACGGCCGAGCAGATAACCAAATCACGCTGAGAACGCTCCAGAAAGCGCAATATGATGGCAAGCTATACTTTCTTATTGACAATGAAGATAAGCAGCAGGAACGATATAAAGAGCTTTATGGCGATAGTGTAATTGTCTTTGATAAAGCAGCAATGGAAGGCACATTTGATATTATGGACAATTTCAATGGCAGGAATGTTGTTGTGTTTGCCAGAAATGCGCTAAATGATATAGCCAAAAGCCTTGGTATTAAATACTATATGGTGCTTGATGACGATTATCAAAGGTTTGAATTTATTATATACGATGCCAAAAAGATTATTCAGAGAAGGCACAATATATCTGGCATAAACAATGTATTGTCCGCGATGTTAGAATACTTCATATCTACTCCATTTACATGCATAGCTATGTGTCAAGGTGGGGATCTCATTGGTGGAACATCTTCATCTGTATGGACACAGCATAAGCGAAAAGTAATGAACTCGTTTTTATGCGACACAGATAGGCCGTTTCAATTTGTGGGCAGGATAAACGAGGACACAAACACCTATGTTGAACTTGGAGCAAAAGGGCACTTGTTCGCAACAATTCCTGAGCTTGTTTTACACCAAAGAGAAACACAGGGGAACCCTGGCGGGCTTACCGAGTTTTACCTTGAAACTGGCACTTATTACAAGTCTTTCTATACTGTGATGTTACATCCTTCATCTGTGCATTGTTCACTTATGGGGCAGACAAATCAACGGCTGCATCACAGCATAAAGTGGAAACATACTGTGCCAATGATAATTAGAGAATGTCACAAGAAGGCAGAGAATGGCAGTTAAAGCTAAAAAGCCAACAGGCCGGCCTCGCATCGAGCTGGACCCTAAGCAAGCCAAGATTTTCGGCTATTTCCGTGCCACATACGACACAATGGCTGAGCAGATCGGCTGCCACGTAGATACAATCCGAGCTGCTATGCAAGACGAAAATTCTGAGTTTTCCAAGGCATATAAAAACGGATTTTCGTCAATGAAGATGAAACTGTCCGAAGCTCAGGTCAAGACAGCGATTGAAGAACATAATCCTACCCTTTTAGTTTGGCTTGGCAAACAATATCTTGGTCAGAAAGATATCCCCGATGGTGAATCTTTTCCTGCAGTGACTATAATCTTGAAACCGAAACAATTAGCGGAATCAGATCCCAATGCTAAAGATTGAACTTCACGAAGAAGACTTTCTCCCGCATCAGTGGGAATTCCTGAATTCTTGGGATCGCACGCTTGGACTCGTGGGCGGTCTTGGCTCTGGAAAGAGTGTTGCATTCCTGTTCAAGACCCTGATATGCCTTATGAGCCGTCCTGGTGCGAATGCGAAAGCGAATATAGGCATAGGCTATCCTACATACGAGATGGGAAAGAATATCTTTTTCTATCCATTCTGCGAGCTTCTGGAGAGTTGCAATATCCCTTTCACTGCCAACATTTCAGGACTGCAGATTACCTGCGTATTCGGCAGAGTCGCAATCAAATCGCTCCAGCATCCTGAACGCATCATTGGCGAGACTTTCACGGATGCAGGTATAGACGAACTGGATTCCATCCCTATGCCAAAAGGACTGCGTATAGTGAAGCGCTTCCGTGAGAGACTGAGAGGTCGCACAGATTCGCAATTCTTTCTTGTGAGCTCACCTGAAGGATTTTCTACCTGTTATGAAATATTACAGCACAATCCGAATCCTGGAACGAAGCTAATCCGTGCCAGAACCTATGACAATTATCACTTGAGCAAGTCTTATATAGACGACATTCTGGCGAGCTATGACAGAAATATGGCTCGTGCATATCTGGAGGGCGAATTCGTGAATCTCAATTCTCTTTCTGCATATTACGCATTCCAGCGAGAACGACACATTGCTGAAGTCCCGAAACCTGAAAGAGGGACTACACTTCATATAGGCGTAGATTTCAATGTGCATCCTATGACAGCGTGTGTAGGATATTTCGATGGAGACACATACAAAGTCTTCAGTGAATACTATGTCCTGAATTCTAATACTTTTATGCTGGCAGACTTGATTTATGCTGATTATGGCGGAGACTATCCTATCATCATTTACCCTGATCCCACTGGAGGTTCACGGAAAACGAGCTCTGATATCTCTGATCTGGAGATACTTCAGCGAAAAGGCTTCGAACTCAGATACAGATATGGCTTCACCCAGAGACACAGTCTCAATCTCACGAATGGTGCATTCGACCACGACAGGATAGTGATAGACCCATCGTGCACACACCTAATAGCTGATCTTGAACAGGTCGTGACTGATAATTACGGGCAGATAGAGAAGCCTGCAGGAACGATGCTCACGCATATATCTGACGCATTGAGAAATGTCATTCTAATCAATTCACTGGAGAAAGAACAGAACAGGGATTGGGTGAGAGTATGAGCTATTCTGAAGTTCTTATACAAGCCGCACAGATAGAAGCCCTCATAAAGAATGAAGAGCGTAGAAAAGAGCGTGCATATAAGGCT